TCCTGTAGCTGGATCCCCACGTTGATCACATCGCCCGCTTCCGCGTTCACCGTGATCGTAGCGGCGGCGGGCATCACATGCCCGCTCACCTCCAACGCATCGACCTTCACCACCGTGTCGTTGTTGATGCCTCTAAAACTGGTCGAAGCCATTACGCCACCTCGTGACCGATCACCCAGCGCCAGTCGTCCCAGCCGTAGGACCACCGTGCATAAGCGCGGACCTTCATCGCCAGATTGAAATCACTCGATGGGTCCATGCCGAACTCTGGACGCACACGCCAGTACCAGCGCAGCAACCGCCGCGCCTTCCGGCTGTCGATGCTGAACCAGTTGTTGCTATCCGTCAGCAGCGGCGACGTCAGCGCGCGTATATTGCGCGTCGTGTTCGTGTCGTTGTTCGCCGTCCCGCTCTTGTTCTGGCTCTCAACGATCACCTTCGCTTCTTCCATGTTGTCCGGATGCACAAGAATCGTGTCCAGAATCGCGGGCGACTTCAGACCGCGACTGTTCTCGAAAAGAAGCATATCCTTGCGGTCTGTCACAACCGCGTCGTGCGTCAGCGCCGTCGTCCGCTTGTTGTCCTGCGTGTCGGAGTTGGTCGGGCTGTACGGGTGGCTGTCACTGCACAGCGCCACTTCATCCGGTCCCAGGTAACTCGATGAGAACGCGTTGTTGAACACACTTACCATCTCGTCGATCACCGTATAGTCCAGCGCCTCACCCAGCGCCCGCGCCTGCCCCGACATCTGTCCGTACTCGTCATCGTCGATCAGCTTCCGCGGGATCGCGAAGCCTTCCGCGAACTCGTCGTGCTCGTAGTCCGCCCGGTACAGCGGTTCCGTGCTCTGGTAGTTGATCGCGCCGTCGTACTTACGGAACTTCCCGAAGCCGCCCGCCGCCTGGTTCCGCTCGACCGCGCTCTCACTGTCCTCGATGTTGTACAGGCCGACCACATCGTCCTGCATCAACATTTCTTCCATGAACACCGCGCTCAGTGCAACCGCGATATTCGTGTAAATGTTGTTCTGATCGTAGCTGTAGGGTGTTGCCATGATTTACTAGCTCCTCTGGCTCTCAGTTAACTTAGGCCAGCTCGAAGCTGGTAAATACGATATTCACATCCGTGTTGCTCTCCACCGTCTCCAGAATCTGGATACACCCGTTCGACGAGTCCCCCACATCCACCGTCTGCGTCGTCGCGTTGATGTCATAGGTCTTCCCGCCCAGCACATCGCTGCTCGCGTCCGCATCCGCCGTCGCGTTCCACACCTGTCCCGGCTGGCAGATGTACACACTCACCAGCGTCCCGGCAGTCGCGCCGTCGCTGTCCTGTGCCATCACCCCCAGCACCGTCCCCGTGCTATCGCCCGCCTTGGCGACCTGCCCCGAACTCAAAACGACCAGATCGCCCACGACCAACGTCTGTGTCGTAGCGACTGGTAGTTTCATCACAACAGGAACCTCGTTCCCGCCGCTCAGTGACTTAACGAACTCAAATTTGCCCACTGGCTAAAGCCTTTCGGTTAGCCGCGGCGCGCCTTAATCTGTTCTGCGAATTTCTCGGGGGAGATACCCATCTTCTGGGCAATCTGAAGCTGCTCATTGGTGAGGTTCACGCTGTCAGGTCGGTCCCCCGTGACCCCCGCATTCATTTGCGGCGCTCGCGGTGTCGGTTGATATTCGTCCGCGTGCGCCTCAAGCCACGCGAGCGCCTCAGCCGGTTCCAGACCTGACAAAAGCGTAGATATACTCTCCGGGAGGCTTTCCAGCCGCTTCTCGACCGCGCCCTTAACCTTCTGCTGATAAGCGTCTAGCTTCTCAGCGGCGCTGTCGTGCTCTGCCTTCAGCTCCTCATAAAGAGCCTTGTACTCGCCTTGTTCCTCCAGTGCTTTCTTCCGGGCCGCCTCCTGCTCCTGCTTGAGCTGGCGATACTTCCCGGCCTCCTGCCGCGCTTCTTGCAGCAGTTGATACGCCTTCACCGGGTCATCTTTGACCCAATCCGGCACACCGTCGGACTCCCCCGGCGATACAGGGTTCGGGTTTTGGGCACCAGGCCCCCCGCTTTGGGGATCGTCTGAATCAGAATACCCCGCACCATTCTTGTCTGTCAAGTTCTCCGTCTCCGCCACAACACACCTCCTGTTTTTTATTCGATTCCTAAATGAAATCGACAGCTATCAAAAAAAGTTCCCCCTACCCCACTGGGGAAATCCCCAGTGAAACCGTCACCGCCACCGCGATGGCGATCACCACAACGTGCAAAACCTGATCGCACCAGATCATCACATGCGTCGCGAACGGCCCGTCCGTCGTCTGCCCGTAAACACGAAACCACCATCGCAGCGGATGTCGTGTATCGATCAGCAAGTGACTCACCCCAATCAACAGCCCCACCGGAGCCGAAAAGATCATCACCATCCCCACCGCATGAATCGCAGCATGAACCCACCCCGCAGGATGCCTCAAGTTCGCCTTGTTAACCGCCATCCAATGGTTCTGAAGCAACCAATCCGCCACCAGATGCCACACAAACGCCATCGTAAACAAGCTCATCTCGCGTAGAACTCCCTCGCAGCTTCACCCATCACATCAACCAGACTCCGCTCGTACACAATATTCCCGAACAGATTCAACCGCTTCCGCCCCACGAAATCGTTCAGGTCCACCGCGCCCGCCTGCAACGCACGCACCGCCGCACCATTTCGCCCCACCCCAAACTGATCCGCATCCGGCAACGCCGCCCACCACTCCCGGCCCGTGTTCGCCGCCACCGGCTCCCCATCCACAAAACGCGTCTGCCGCGGCATATCGAACCCCTTCGCCACCGCCACAAACACCCCTCGCCCATTCGGGTGATCGTCCAGCTCGCTTCCCACCGGGTAGCGCGTCCCGTGCAGCGCAATACACGCCAGGCACGTCCGCGCGTCCAACGTCTCCACCCGCACCAGATAATCGATCACATCCCGGTTCGCCAGGTGAACCTGCCGCCCCCCCTCCCGGAACGCGTCCATCTGGAGCGACCGCATCAGCATATTCGCCTTGCTGATCGGCATCGTCTCCACCTGCTCCGCCAGCCGCCGCGCCGCCGCCAGCGGACCACTCCCCCGGATCATCTCCCGCAGCCCCACATTCTGCGCCGCGTCCACCGCCTTCACCACATCATCGACGTACCGCGCAACCTCGTCCGCAAACTCCGTATCACGCACCGTCGTAAAATAGGCGTTGAGCGCCTCCGGGTCCGCCGCATTCCAACCCGCAGCAATTCGCCCGTCCTCGCCCAACCCCACCGTCGTCATCCGCGCCCACATCTCCGCAGCCTCAGCACCCTGCGCCGTCACAATGCCAGACCGTGACGTCATCAGCGCACCGTATCCGCGGCTCTGCCGCCGCACATCTTCCACAAGCGCCCGGTAGACCGGGTTGTCTGCCGTCAGCTTTGCGCCAGCAGCCTCAAGCTCCTGCGCCTCCAGCACCAGGCTGTTAATCGCCAACCGCAGCACACCCCGCTCACTCAAATCATCCGAAATCGCCTGCACCACCGGCGAAACCAACTCCGGATACTGAGCGTCCAACAAACGCTCCAACACCGCCGCATAATCCGGCGCATTCACCACCGGACCGCCATCGAATGTCATGCCGTCTCACCGTTCCCCGGCTGCGACTGCCCCGGCACCAGGCCGAACCCATTCACACCCGTGAACGCCATCGTCTGCAAACGGCGAGCCTCCTCAGCCGCCCGCGCCTCGATAATCTCCGCCACCTGCTCCGGACTCAGATCAAACGCCTTCGCACTCAGCTTGATCGCCATCTCCGCGCCGTACAGGTCCGCCACCTTCAACGCCATATCCAGCGTCTGAGCGTCGTTCCGCACCTCCGCATCACGCCACTCACAGAAGAACTCCGCGTCAGGTATCCTCTGGGCCTGCCGCCCAAACGCATTCTGAGTGAGCACTGACAGCAACGCCGCCCGCTCCCACGAGTTCCCAAATTTGGTTTGCGCTCGTCGCGCCTTACTCACCAGCCCGATCTCCTCCTGCTTCAATGCCTCCCCGCTCACCGTGCTCGCCAGCGTTCCCCGCTTCGGCGTCTTCGTCACATCATGTATCTGCTCGATGATGAACTTCGCCTGCGCCAGATACTGCCCGATATCCCCCTGCTCGAACGCCCCATACCGAATCGCCTTCAGCCACTCAGTTTCCTCCGCCGTCGGCGAAGTTTCGTTCCCGCTGGCATCTCTCGCATAAATTTCGAGGAACATCCCCGGCGTCAACGCCTGCGGAGCCTTCGTGCCGATCGCATAGCGGATCTGGAACGCACTCATCTCGCTCGCCATGATCATGCTGTGCAGCGTCCGGTTCAGGCTATCTTGCAGCGGGACCACGCTCTCAAGCTCGCTCAGTCCATACGGCGCATTCCCCCGTGCCCGGTTCGCAAACGGAACCACAGGGACCATCCCCACCGGGTTCGGCTGCACGTCCATCCGCGTCATCCCCCCGGTCCCGCCCGCGCTCCCCGTAAACCGCTCCACCCGGTCAGCAAAGTAGATATTCACCCGCAGCGTATCCGCATAGCTGTTCATCGTCTCCTGCCAGAACTTCACCGCCGCGTACATCTCCGTCCGGTCGTTGCGCGCATACACCGGGACCATCCCCTCCGTCCCGTCGTAGGCCGCCTCCTGCGTCCACTTCACCCGCTTCTTCTCGTTGTCCCAGTGGACCATCAAATATGTGTCTGCATCCACCGCCGCCGCGTCGTGAACATCAATCTGCAACCCATCGAACCGATTCAGTCGCATCACCTCCTGGATGAACGCCGTCGCCTCCTCTTTGTCACTGCTGATCGTCTGCACATTCAGCCGGTCCACATACGTCGAAACCACCGTCTCGCAGTAGTTAATCCCGAACTCGTTGCTGTTATCCGGGTTCGGCTTCACCCGCAGCGCCCGCCGCATCTCCGGCGTCAGGTTCGCGTCATAATCCCCATCGCGGTAACGGCGGAACCGCTCCACCTTCTGCCCGCGCATCACCATCTCCTCGCGCCACGCATCAAACGCGATATTTGCCCCGCGCAACGGACCCTGCAACGCCATCATGCTCATGTCTATTCCCTCCGATTTCTTTTAAGAATCGCTAACTAAAGAACTCGGTTCGCGCCCGTCGCCAGCATCCGCCGCTGCACGTTCGCGCCCATCACCGCGTACCGCAGCGCATCCATCGCATGATCTTTAGCCTTCAACGGCTCATCGCGAAAACCTTGGCTTGCATCACGCTTCGCGTTCGGTGCCCACTGATAACTCTCAAACTCATCAATGGTGTTCGCACAACTCGGATGTACGAATAATCGAGGCTTCCCGTCCCCCTGGCGGATCAACCGCCCCTTCACCGCCTGAATCCCCGGAATCACACTGTTATCCGCGTTCTGCACACCTCGTAGGCCAGCCGCCTTCAGCTTCGCGATGAAATCCGGCTCACTCGGGTCCGGATGCCACTCCCGCACCCGCCAAACTTCATCTACCTGTTTCGCCACATTCACCCACTCATCAATCTGCCGCTGTCGCTGGTAATGTTCCTCCACCTGCCACATGCGACCGTCTCCATCGATCCCAAACAACAGAATCACACCGGGGTTCGTATAACCCCAGTCCACGCCTGCAATCACGCGCTGGAACTCATCCGGTCGGTAAGTCGTCACATGCTTACTCCGGTCGAACTCCGTGTAGATCAACCCCTCGAACGCCACAAATTCCCCGCCCAGCTCCTGCGCCGCGAAATCTCCGGAATACACGCTCTCCCAGCTCGTCAGGATTGCCTCGTCCAGATACGAGTTCTCCCGGCTGGTACTCTGAACCAGAAACCAATCCGGATTCTCCGCATTGTCTCGGACCCAATTCCGCCAAACCCAGTTTCGTCCACGTGGGGTCGTCGCTTGCCACTCGTAGCCCTGCGCGCCGAACTGACGCAAACGCCCGATCATGATCGTGAACACATCATCCCGGTACAGCGCCGCCTCATCTCCAAACCACCACGAGATATTTGGCCCACGAAGCCGATCCGGATTATCCGCACTCCGAAAGAGGATCTCGCTCCCGTTGCTCATCGTTGCAGTCATCTCGTTTTTGTTGAAATCCACCACCGCATCACCCGCGATTTCGAGGAACGTTCGCAGCGTCGCGTCCTTTAACATCGGGTACGTCGGAGCCGTAATCATCCCGAGGTTCGGCGTCTGTAGCACCTCCCGCCGCCCAATAAACCCCTGCGACGCCAACAGCGCCCGCACACTTCCCCCGAAGCTCTTGCCACTCCCAATGCCCCCCACAAACGCCGCGTGATGCGCCTGCGTCCCCACAAACCGCCCTTGTTTAGGGTTTGCTCGCAGGTCAATCGACGTCATCGTCATCGACCACCCCCACGATATTCAACTGCAACGGGCCACCATCACTCGTTACGTCCACCCCACGTCGATACCCTCGCGTCAGCCCCTTCGTGTCCAGCACATACTTGATCGCCCAGCTCTCGCCGTCCAGCACGCTCGCCCGCAGCTTGCTCTCGGCAAGGTCCAACAACTCTACGTCGAAATCCACCGCCGCATCTTCCAGCGCGTTAGCCACCGTCTTGTACTTGTCTCGGTAGTTATAGATCGTCTGACGAGAACAACCCATCGCACGAGCCACGTAAGTCACCTTCCCACGCGTCTTGTAGATGGTCTCAATCAGCTTTTGACGATCCAACTTCTCAGCCATGATGAATTTCTGTCAACTCCGTCAAATAATGTTTACTGTCGCAGTCTGCGTCCGGAAGGTGTGAACCCCGCCGCTTCAAAACGGCCTCTTATCTGTGAGATTTCCGCGCTGATACGTCGTTCAGCCGCCTGTGCCCGCGCTCGCCGTGTAGCATCGAAACCTCCACCAAGTGCCCCTTGGCGTGCAGCCGTCCGAACCGGTCCTGCGCGATTCGTTAAGGTGTTAAGTCGGCTCTGTGCCGCCGTAAAGGATGCAGAACCCGGCACAAAACCACCTCCGGACCGCCCTCGTCCGCCGCGTCCACCGCCGCCGCTACGTCGTCCCATTTTTCCGCTTCCTCGTCATCACCTCATCAACCCACAGCCAGCCACGTTCTTTGCAAAACGTCTCAACGTCCTTGCCGCCGCCGTATACCACGAACAACAAATTCATCACATCGCCTGCACGCGCCGCCGCCGCCTCGTAATCCGCCACCATCAGGTCGAGCATGTCCCGGCTGCCCCGCGTTGCATATGCCTTCCAGCCCTCCGGTACACCCCACAGGTTCATGTCTCGGAACTTGGGACTCACATTCATATCCACAAACACCCGAATCCCCTGCGACTGCCAGTACCGTGCTAGCCATCGCTTCCGGTAAATACCCCACAGCCCAACTGCCAGCGGCATTTGCTCGCTTGTACTGTAGTTTGGCTCTACCGCGTTCACACACTTCGTATTCACCACCGCCGCCGGGTTGTCCCACACCGCACTGAACCGATAATCATCCACGTAGAAAAACCACGTCCCACGCATCCGGCTCGCTCGCTTCGTAAAACCCCACACCCCCACTGGCAAGTCCAGCGCATCCGCCTGTAAACCAACGTCCAAAAGCGGGATTCCCCACTCATTATCCGTAGGCCACAGTGCATCAGGCACATCCCCGGCCCCCAACTCATCTACGAAAGGATCATCCTTGGCAATCGCTTCGTCGAACGCCTCAAATACGTCGAACTCAGCCGCCATCTCCGCTGTCATCTGCTGAATTCGCACGTTATCCGAGTTAAACCCTGCCATCGCATCCGCTAGCTTGTCCCGGTCATATCCCGCCAGACCAGCCGTGTAGTCCAGCGTCGTCATCGCCTGATAATGCTCTGCTTCATCGAGGTCCGTAACGATAAACGGAACCGGCTGCCCCGTTCGTAGTTCATACAGGCTCAAACGCAAATGCCCGTCGATGTAGTACCCGGTAACACTGCTAACGGACACCACGTCAAAAATGCCGATGCTCTCCATCCCTGCATCGACATATGCCTCTTGTTTTTCGGTGTGAATCTTTGGATTATCGGGGTGGGGTGAGTATTTCTCTAGGAATGTCTCCACGGGCAACACATCATAGCCTGTAATCCGAATCCTATATGTCTCACTCATGTCGATTCGCCCCGTAAATCACAACCTACGCCGGATGCTGAACGCCGCTCACACCATCCAGAACCGTCACATCGCTGGACCCCGTGCCGACGAACAACACCGTCACGTAATCGTCCTCCACCAGGTCCGCCACCGGGGCAATACCCCCAGCCGTCGCGCTCACCACATAGACCTCCGCCTGTGTCGTGCTCGCCCCCACATCAATGTTCGCTCCCGGCGGTGCATAGCTGATGATCGCCCCCGCTTTTTCAGCCGTCGCCGTCGCAATACCCACCGCAGCCGCCTTCGCCGCCGTGTCGCCCGCCTCCGCCGCGTACAACCGCCCGTCACTGGAGCTGATATACACCGGTTCGCCCGCCGTGATCGCCTCACCAGCAATCCCCGTCTTCTGGTTCGTCCCGCTGTTCCACTCCACATTACCGCTCGTCTGAGATAAATCCGTCATACACAACCCCTTCACTCAGGTTCATCGAAATCGTCGGCGGGTCATCCGCTGCACCCCGTATCGAACGCGATCACGACAGCCGTCTTACCCTCGCCGGTACTCAAAACCGTAACCGGGTGGTCTCCCGTCCCGGTGTGGCGCACTCAGCGGTCCGCGGCGAACTCGTGACGATGCTCTATCAGCAGCTTCAACACCACCACCAACGCAAAAAGCGCCCCGTAGGCGCTCTCTACACACAGTATACTGCATCCCCCGTCCCGCTTAGCTTCCCGTTAGGAAACTCGAACCCTAGCCCCCCACATACACCCGCTCCCCCGGTGCGTTCACCACCGTTCCCCCACAATCTAACTCCCGGTACAGCCCCCGCTCCGCCTGCAACCGCGTCAACGCCCCGAACCCCCCACCGCTCGCCATCGCCTCCACAAATGTCTCGGCACTCACACCCCACTGCCGCGCCCCACGCGCCGCCATCTCCGGATGACGTGCATAATGCGCCCGCGTCTGCTCCGCCTGGCGCTCCTTCATCGTCAACTCACGGACCTTCGCCGCGTCCGCCGTCACACGATACTCATTCTCTTTTGGAAGTCGCTCCGGGATCTTCGCGGGCAGCAACCCCGCAATCTTCGGCGCTGGCAGGGGGATCACCTCACGCCGTTGCACATCGTCCTCCGCCTCCGCCACCCTCAGCTCCAGCAGCGTAATCGTCCGGTGGAAGATCGACCGCATCTTCTGTCGCACATCTTTATCGTCAAGCCTCGCCAGCTCATGCTGAAGTTCCTTCTCCAGCAACGCCAGCTCGTTCGGCATCGCAAACATAATCGTTCATCCCATTGCAAACCCGTCATCGTCGCAAATCTGTCTCCCTGTTGTGCCGGGAACGGGCCGTCGCCCGCCCCCCAACACGAAAACAGGTTTGCTACCCCCATCATGCCACAGGTTAACCACCGGAACCCCCTTCCTAACGGGATTACAACCACTTTCCCCGAATTCGTGTTATACTGCCCCTATAACACCTGTTCCCCATATCACGGAACTGGTTTGCTCCCGGTGGGGTGCGCCCCCAAACTCACCCCACCAACCCAACTAAAAAACGCCCCTCTCGGAGCGCCCATATAACTTTCGATTTGTGGGTCAAATCACAACCAATTCACCAGCTCACGCACCCCCCACACCACAACACTCACCAGCACCAACCCCCAGAACAACGCACCAAACACCTCAATCGCCGTCCACCCCCCATCCTCACGCGGGCGCTCATACACCCACTTCCGCCCCCACGGATCATCATACTTATTCCTCGGCATCATCGCCCCCCTTCATCCGATACAACTTCCCATCCTCCCCA